AAGGATATGGCATACCCCAATTTCCACACAGAGCAGCAGTTGGATAAGCTGACTGACCGTGAAACCACCAAGCTAGGTTTTACGACAACTCAGAAGACAAAGCCTCTTATCATCGACCAGCTACGCGCATCAATGCGTGAGGAAGAGTTGGAAATAAACTGCAAAGTCACACTGCGCGAAATGCTCTCTTACATAGTCACTGAAAGTGGTGCTATGCAAGCTGAAGCTGGTTGCTATGACGATTGTGTCATGGCACTGGCTCTAGCTAATCACGTTCACACTGGTGCGTGGACTCCTGTCGAATCCACCGATAATTTTTATATTGAAATGGTTTAATTATGGCTAAGAAAAAGGACTACAAGAAACTCTCTGACGCAGAGATAGTTGCATTGTGCGATGAAAGTGTAGGTCGCTCAGTGGGCTACCACGACAGCGCCTTGAGCCGTGAACGTGCAAATGTGATGGAGTACTACAGCGGCAATATGCCCAAGCCTACCCATGACGGGAACAGCAAGTATGTATCTTTAGATGTTTGGAATGCCGTAGAGTCAATGCGAGCGGCTTTACTTGAAACTTTCGCCGCTGGTAACAAGATCGTACACTTTTCTCCAGAGAACGAAGATGACGTAGACATGGCGAATGTCTGCTCTGAGTATACCGACTACGTTGCACACAGGCAGAACGATTTGTACTCAGTAATGTCATCAGTGATTCACGATGGTCTCACTGCGCGTGTAGGTATAGCCAAAGTGTTCTGGCAGCAGCAATCAGAAACTACCTCTGAGTTCTTTGAGAACTTGAGTGAAGACGAACTAGATATGTTACTGGCACAAGACAATGTGGAGTTAGGTGAGACAGAAGAAGATGAACTTGGTCTTACTTCCGGTGAGATACGGATCACCCGCGATACTAGCCAAGTAGTAATAGAGAATATACCTCCAGAAGAGTTCCTCATTGAATCACAAGCGAAGTCTCTAGATAGCGTGTTGTTTTGCGCCCATCGAACTAAAAAGACTATCTCTGATTTAAGATCAATGGGCTACTCAGAAAAACTGTTAGACAAGATAGGCGATCACACTGACGTTGACCTAGACACCGACTTGGAAGTCTTGGCGCGTCACGACTCTATCAATGCTGACAGGGGCTTCAACAGCCAAGGTTACCAAGATCAAGTTAGGACGGTAATGGTTCACGAAGTTTATATGGAGTTGGACGTTGAGGGGTCGGGAGTTGCTGAACTCTATAAGATAATGAAAGCCGGTAATGTGCTTCTTGAAAAAGAGAAGGTTAATAGAAAACCATTCATTGCATTTGTTCCGCTCCCGATCCCTCACGCTTTTTACGGTAATAACTTTGCAGACAAACTGGTGGCTACACAGAATGCCAGAACTGTCTTAACTAGGTCTATCTTAGACCACGCAATGATTACCAATAACCCACGCTATCAAGTCCTGAAGGGTGGCCTCACGAACCCGAAAGAACTAATCGATAACCGTGTTGGAGGATTGGTCAACGTGACCAGACCTGATGCGATTACACCTATGCTTCAATCGCCACTTAATCCGTTTGTCTTCACAACAATAGACATGCTTGCTAGTAACATGGAAGAGACAACGGGTGTCAGTAGTTTAAGCCAAGGCTTAGATAAGAATGCCCTTTCCAAACAAAATTCAGCCGCTATGGTTGAACAGTTGGCTACGATGTCACAACAGCGTCAAAAGATAATAGCCCGTAACTTTGCTACGCAGTTTGTAAAACCTCTTTATCAGTTTATATACCAGTTAGTAATTGAAAATGAGGATACAGAAAAGGTCGTTGAGATTAGTGGTAAGTACATTGAGATCAACCCTAGCGACTGGGCAGACAAACGTGATGTAACTGTAGAACTTTCCCTTGGCTATGGTGAGCAAGAAAAGGAAAGTAAAAAGTACATGGCTATGCACCAAGTCTTCCAAGCTGACCCTAGTCTTTCAAAGATGTACAGCCCTCAAAACCAATTCCAATTAATGTCTAAGGTTATGGAATTATCGGGTATCAAGAATGTAGCTGAATACCTAACTAGCCCTGACAAGTTGCCAGAGGAGCAACCTGATCCAGCACAAGAACTTCAGTTAGAACTAATGAAGAAACAGCTTGAAGTACAAGAGCGCCAGACTGCCCTTGGAGAGATGAAGGCCAAGATGGAAATGCAGAACATGCAAATGAAGCTGGAACTTGAACGTCTGAAAGCTGAGAACCAGTTCGCTATACAAAGCGATAAGGTTGATCTGAGTGAAGCACAGTTGAATCACAAGAAAGTAATCGATACCGCAGAACTTATTCTGGCACAAGAAGCAGATGAGATCACGGCTATCGCCTCACCGAATGGGTAACCATTCTTTAACCACTATGTTCTTAAAAGGAGAGCAGCATGGAAAACGAAGCAACATTAGTAAACCAAGGTTCAGAAGCAGAAACGCTACTGGGTACAGAAGCATTCACCCGCACTATTAATTCGCTGGTAGATTCAACTGTACAAGCATTCTTATCTTCTGCGCCTGATGAATCTATAAAGCGTGAAGAGGCATACAACCATTATCGTGCAGTCAGCGATGTGGTAAATACCCTTCGCCAGCAAGTTGAAGTGCGTGATCAAATAAGCGCAAAAGTAACCAAAAAACAAGAAGAGGAGTAGCACTATGTCAGATGATAACGTGCAGCAAAGCTTTGATCTTGGCGATGAAATGTCTTCGGACGATGTCGCAGATGCCATATTAGCAAACTGGATGGACGCTGATGAAGATCAGCTATCTGAGAAAGGTGAACTAGAGGCAACAGAGGAATCTACAGATGAACAAGAGACTGAAGACGTAGATGAATCTGATGAAACTGAGTTAGATGAAGAAACCGAACAAGAAGCTGAGTCAGAAGAAGACCCTGATGCGGAATCCGAAGAGACTGAAGAAGAGCCAGAGGAAGTCAACATTTCCGATGACACAATGGTAGAACTTCAAGTCGATGGTGAGACCAAACAGGCATCTTTGAAAGACTTAAAGCGATTGTACGGTCAAGAAGCGTCACTCACACGAAAGTCTCAAGAAACAGCAAACCAGAAAAAAGAAGCCAATGAAGCAATGCAACGTGCAGATGCGTCATTACAAGCCCTGCTTACTAACGCTAGAGAGAAGTTTAAGCCCTACGAAGAAGTCGATATGTTAGTTGCCTCGCGGCAGATGAACCCCGATGACTTTGCGGCGCTACGCTCTGAAGCTAAAGCAGCAGAAAGCGATCTTAAATTCCTCACAGAAGAGGCTAATAGCTTTTATGGTGACCTCCAAAATAAACAAGCAGCACAACAGCGCGAGAGTGCCAAGTCCTGCATTGAGGTTCTCCAAAAAGAGTTGCCAGAATGGTCTACAGAGTTATACAACGACATTCGGCATCACGCTATTAACAGTGGTTTACCAGAAGAGTCTGTCAATCAATATACCGATCCTAACGTGATCATGTTGCTACATAAAGCAATGATGTTTGATAAGTCGAAGTTGGTAGCCAAGTCTAAGAAAGCTAAAGCACCCGCGAAGGTTTTACGCAGTAAGAAAGCACCGCCCAATAAAACTGATCAACGCGTCAGCAAGCAAAAGGTGGCGCAAGAAAAACTCCGTAGTAGCCCAAGTGGTGGTAATGATTTAGATGATATTGCAGAGATGCTAATGGCTAACTGGGAAGCTGGATAACCTAACCCATTTAATCTATATACCCATCTTTAAACAGGAATAAATACATGACTACATTAACAACATACGCAATAGTTGGAAAAGCCGAGTCGGTTTCAGAATCAATTGCACTGATTTCGCCTTCTGCCACCCCTTTCCAAACTCTAGTAAAAAGCGAAAAAGTAACAGCGCGTGACTTCTCTTGGCTCGAAGACTCTCTGAGGGCAAGTTCTGCTGCGGGTTTAGTAGAAGGTGCAGATTCTTCTATGACAGCAGTGGGACAGCCTACGTCACGATCCAATGTGACACAGATCATCGGTGAAGCATTTCAAGTAAGTGCTACTTCTGATGCTATTACTACCCATGGTCGAGCCAAGGAAACTGCGAGAAATTTGGCAAAAGTATTACGCCAAGTTAAACTCGATGTAGAAAAGTCTATGGTCGGTGTGTCTCAGGCAGCGGTTAACACCAACGCCAGTACTGCCCGTAAAATGGCATCTATCGACCAGCAGATTTCTACTACCTTAACAGCAGGCGCTAACAGCACCGATCCGCTTACAGAAGCCAAGCTGCTCTCTCTAGCGCAAACTTGCTACACGAATGGTTCTGATCCTTCAGTACTAATGATCAAGCCAGCAGATAGTCTGATCATTGCAGGTTTTGCATCAGCTTCTGGGCGTGAACGTGACTTAGGCGGTAGTAAAACTTTGGTCAATACTATTGACGTTTTGGTAACTGCGTAAACATCCTTGCGTAGTATAAACCGTGTGAATTGTCTGGGAAGCCTAAGTCTAATAGATATGGTAATCAGCAGCCAAGCCTCGTAAGAGGAAGGTTCAACGACTATCCCTTTTGGGAGTACACTCAAGTGAGTGGAAGCGCATGGCTCTACAATTAGTAGAGATGATATAGTCTGATCTGCATGGCGAAACATGCAGCAGCCCTAGAACACAAAGGGCGGTTCAAGCCTAACGAACTTGAGCGAACATAATGTTGGAACATTCAAAGTAGTACTAAACCGTGAAAATCTCGCAACCAACGCTTACCTCATTGATCCCTCAATGTTTAAGCAATGTGTCCTACGTCCGTTTACTCGCACTCTACTTGCGAAGACTGGTGATAGCGATAAGCACATGGTTGTTGGTGAAGTATCAGTTAAGCACAGCAGCTTCGCTGATAGCGGTATGATCACAGGACTTTCTTGATTCTAAGTCCTAGTTAAATAGTTGGGAGCGGGGATGAGGGCAGTGGTTTTGCTCTCCTTTCTCTGCCTGATTCTCCGTTCCCTCTTTTTTTATTTATAAGGAGACCACAATGTCTAGAACATTTATACCCAATTATTATGATCTTGAAAATGCCATCCTCCCCGATGATGTACACGATGAGTCGATGATAATAAAGTCAAGTCAACATCTGCCAACTGAATTTATGGATGGCTTAAAGCGAGAACGCGATAACTCAAAGAATCAAACTGAAGGTGAATTCATGCGTGTTGCAAGTGTCCCAGTCGCTGTCTATGAACAGTGGTTGCGCGAAGGCTTCGACATGATGAAAGAAGACCCAAAGGCGATCTTGAAGCGACTGAAGCAACAGGATTTAGATTCTTTCATAACGACTAAAAAGCAGGTGTAAAAAATGAACTACGGTCAAGTCCGTACACACTTCAAAGCGTTACTCAATCGCTCAGACATCACTGATGAACTAGCGAACACTTTCATTGACCAAGGTATCGCCAGGATACAGCGGGGTCTACGGATTCCAGCAATGGAAACCCAGCACACATACAACTTTAGTTCCGTAGCTTCCAAAGTAACCCTACCGACTAACTTCTTAGAAGCAATAGACATCTACTTTTCAAATGTATCTTTAACTCGTTTACCGATGCGCGAGATGCAGTCATATATAGAATCAGGTATGACAGGTAGTCCTGTTTACTTTGCGCGAGAAGGTAGCGACCTGCTACTCCACCCAAAGCCCACATCGGGAAGTTTGATACTCAACTATTATTCTGTGTTTACTGAGTTAGTTGCTGACAGTGATGAAAACATTCTGACTCAGATTGCGCCTGACCTGCTGTCGTATGCTGCCTTAACTTATGCTTCAGATTACTATCTTGATGAACGTGCAGACATATTCGAGACAAAGTACAAAGCCTTTGGTTCTGAGATTCAGACACAAGCCTATGAGCAAGAGCAGTCAGGCACTCTGCAACAAATACGTCCAGCGTACACTTAATCAAAAGAGTCCCCAACCATGGCTAAATCTTCGTTCTTTGGTGGCACTGGTATCAGTGCTACTAACTCAACTGCGCTTGAAAGTTCTACAGCCGCAGCAGCAGCCAGTGAAACGGCAGCAGCAGCCAGTGCCACTTCAGCGGCTTCGAGTGCCGCATCTGCGTCTGCAAATGTAACTAATAATGCGGCTTCGGCGGCAGCTTCCGAAGTTTCACGACAGGCTTCTCTTTCTGCAAAGAATGCAGCGGTGGTTGCTAAGTCTGCCGCAGAAACTGCTGAGACCAATGCGGAAACCGCACAGTCTGCAAGTGCCAACTCTGCCACAGCGTCTTCCAACTCTGCCACAGCTTCTGCCAACTCTGCGACAGCAAGTGCCAACTCTGCGACAGCGTCCGAAGCCTCAAAAGCCACATCCACGACAAAGGCATCTGAGGCAAGTACTTCGGCTTCAACAGCCTCAACAAAAGCTGCTGACGCAGAGACAGCTAGGGCCGCTTCCGTGGTTGCTAAAGATGCATCGGTAGTTGCGAAAAATGAAAGTGTTGCAGCTAAAGTTTTGTCCGTTGCGGCTAAAGATGCTTCGGTTGCAGCAAAGAATGCCGCCGTAACTGCTCAGAATAATTCGTCAGCAAGCGCACAAACCGCAACAACGAAAGCATCTGAAGCAAGTACCTCCGCAGGGACCGCGACCACCAAAGCTTCGCAAGCTGCTACTTCTGCTACCGCCAGTGAGTCTAGCAAAAATGCTTCGGTAGCCGCCAAAGATGCTGCTCTTGCGGCTTTGGATAGTTTCGATGACAGATACTTAGGCACTAAGTCTAGTGCGCCAACTGTTGATAACGATGGTGATGCACTGGCCTCTGGAATGCTGTATTTCGACACAGCTACTGACGCAATGAAAGTCTATGATGGCAGTCAGTGGTTGAGTGCATACGCCTCTTTGTCAGGTGCGTTATTAGCTACGGGTAATTTATCTGACCTCAATAACGCAGGCACAGCCAGAACGAATCTTGGCCTTGGCACTGCGGCTACGACAGCGGCAAGTGCGTATGCTACTGCGGCGCAGGGCTCTAAGGTCGATGGCATTGAAGCCTCTGCAACCGCAGATCAAACCAACGCAGAGATTCGAGCGGCTGTAGAAGCTGCTACAGATTCTAATGTTTTTACCGATGCCGATCACACCAAGCTAAATTCGGGTATTCCCACCGCTACTGTTGGCAGCAACGGTAACGCTACGGCTAACACGCATCATTACGTTGGTACTGCTGGCGTAACGCTAACGCTTCCAACGCCTACTGTAGGCATGAAAGTCTTCATAACCGTTGGAAACTTTGTAAACACCGTGGTTGGTCGCAACAGCAGCACCATTGCAGGACAATCTTCAGACTTAACAATTAACGTGGCTAATATGAGTATTGGTCTTATTGGTATATCAACTTCAGCGTGGGTATTTATATAAATGTCGAATCTAACAGATTTAATTTCGTCAGGCGGTGGCGCAAACATACAATTAAAAGCATCAACAGCAGTGGCTGCTTACGGACCCGTGACCGAAGGTCAATATTACAAGCTGAATCAAGCCGGTAAATTAGTTGCTGCTACGTCGGTACTAGCGGAAACTGCGTCGATAGACCAAAGCGTTTTAAGTCAAACGAATGGAGGCACAGCAGGGTGGTCGAGTAAAGATGCGATCCCATTTGCATACGGTGGAAAATTTGAAGGTACAATGCCAAATGGAAATATTCTATACCCATTCGGACGGCTCAACGGGAGCGGTAGTTATCTTTCAGTTGCTTATGTTGTTCTTGACAGCAAAGGAACGCAATTATCTTTTGTAGACTCATATCCGCAGGATACAACTTATAATAATCCTAAATACAAAGTCAGTTATCAAGGTGAAGATAGTACTTATTACATATTTACAACATACACACATGGCTCTAATTCGAATAGCAGCTACTCGACACTTAGAGGATACACTGTAACTGTAAGAAAATCTGATAATGCGATAACAGTAACTGCTAATAGCGATTTAGCCTATATTTTACCATCTTCAATTAAGACCGAAGCCTCAAGGCACTATGGTGGGGAATTAACTTTTGCGCGAGACAAGTCAGTTTATTGTTCGGTCGCGATCTCCACAGCAGCTTCTTCTTCAAATATGACTTTAGAGTTGACATCAGGCACAGTCAACAGTGCTTACGCCCAAGCAAATGTAGGCACAACTACGATTGCTAGTGTTTACAGTGCGTACAATATTCAATTAATAAAATATGATGATTCAAGTGCTAATTTCTTGTTAGCTTATCAAAATGTCACAGGCAATACGGCGACAGGATATGTAGTCAAAAAGGTTTTAGTTGCGGCCAATGGTTCACACACAATCACAGATATTACGCCTGCGGCTTTTTCTCAGGGCACGGGAACTACTCAGCAACGCGCACTCTGGTCTTCTCTTTCAGAGTCTGAACAGACTGGTAAATATCTTTGGCATTCAACTAATTCACTTTATGAATTAAGATATCAAAAAGCTGCGTATGATGGTTCGGCAATAACAGTAGGTTCTTTTCAAAAATATAATTCGAGTGGTGCATTATTCAGATATCAACAGCTCGCCGCACTTGCGAGTGTATCTGTCAACGCGAGTGTTTACCGATACGAAGAAGACAAGATTTATATAGCTCCACGCGAAACACATACGAATTGGTCGGGATACGCAAAAGGAGCAGTGTGGGTTTTAGGTTCTGGAAATGTAAGTAATACAGCCGTAGAAACAGTCTTGTTTGATTCGTTAAGTAAAGAGATGTCGGGTAGTCAGAGTTTAATATCTATAAATTACTCGACTGGTCTTGTTACTGAAAGAATTGACGCCGCTGATACATTCGTAAAGGGGCAGACTACTCAAGTTTTTGATGTTTCTCCTCAAACGAAAGCTAAAATAGCTTATGCGCGTCAGACTGGATCAAAGGGCGAAACTGTCGCCATCTCACTAATTGAGGGAGTAACATCAAGCGATTCTTTATCTTCCGCGTACTGGCTTCACAAAGAAGATATGTATTATGCGCTTAAAACTTTGGTAGCGCCTCCACCTGAGTTTAGCTATCTTAAACCAGTAGCGTACTCAAACACTACCGTTAGCACAGCGGTACAGAATGCCGCATCGTTGGGCACTAACTCGCTAACAATTGTAGCGCCGGAAGGCAGGTATTTGAGAATAGAGGCAATGTATGCCGCAGCCGCTCTCGCAAATACAGGAGTTAAAATTGATGGAGTTGTTCTCTCTACAAGAATTGGCGTTGCGGGCACTGCTAACGCTCATAGTAATTATTTAACTATTATGAATGGAAATAGCGCAGGTGGTCCATCGATAGCGGCACCCATAATTTGTCGAGAATTTAGTTTCTATAGATCCGCGTCTGGTAGTTCGAGCGGCGCAATATATTTAACGTACATGGTAGGAGAACCCGCATGATTATTACACAATCTTTAATAGATGACATTTGGGTTACTCAAGACCCCCGAGATGGACAAGAATATCGGAAACTATTAGACGGCTTTGCTTTTGAAACAAGTACTTATTTTGATGTACCTGCGGACGACGCAGCACGACAGTGGAGAGACTCAGAATTATCTGCTACAGACATCGCAGCACAAACTCCTGACTGGCCTAATCGCACTAATATCCTCGCTCATAGGACTGCCTTGCGTAACTGGCCGTCCACTTCAGATTTTCCCACTACACGCCCTGAACTATAGGACTCCATTAACCGCGTACTGCGTTCCCATTTATAAAAATCCTGACAAGGCGGTGATACATGATTGACCCATTCACAGCTATCGCGATTGCAACTAAAGCTTTTAACACAGTAAAAAGGATGGTGTCCGCTGGTCACGAAATCGAATCGACACTGTCACAAATTGGCATCTGGTATGGAGCAGTCGCAGATTTTAATGAAGCAAAAAGAGAAGCCCACAACCCACCCTTGTTTAAACGCCTTGTATCTAAAAAAAGTGTTGAGCAAGAGGCAATGGATATTTATGTTCAACAAAAGAAAGTCAACAAACAAGAAAACGAACTACG